GTTTCTTCGTGATTAATCGTTCCATATGTTGTCCACCGAGACTCGATGAAGGCATCTCTAACCACATTTGCCACAAGACTATATCCCTGTGAACCAGTAGCCCCTGTAGCACCTTTGTTACCATATACACCGATAACTCGTTTTGTTGTGTCTACAGTTGTCCCATTTGTATAAGTAATTGTCTCGTAGTTCCAGAGATATTTATCGCTCTCTGTCATTGTCGGAACGGTGGATGACCACGATGTAGGAACAG